TGCTAAGATCTGACATTCTGTTGCTCCTGTGCGTTAATGTCTATAATGTATAATAGCATCTGTATATGACTTGTCAAGTGTCTATTTGGCTAGTTGTTCCTGTCTTGACATCGCTTTAGCCAATCCATACTTGCGGACGTCTCCTGAGAAGAGCATTAGTTCGCAGGCCTTTTTCTCGTTAAACACGATGATCTTCTTCTTCGTGTAATAGTTAGGACAATCGAGGTATTGATCCAAAAATAGCACCACTTGTGTAGTGAATTCGAAATCTTTTGGGAAACTTATGTCATATGATCGCAGTTTTAGCGTCCCGACTAGGAAATCTAGGCCTTCGTCTGTCAGAGTTAGACCTCCCTGAAGCTTCTCTCGTGGGTTCTTCCACCAAGATAAATTGGCTTTCTTCACTGATTCATCATCAGTAGTCATGTTCGCTTGTGCGAGGAACACTCTTGTTAGGGATTCTTTATAGCTTGCCACTCTACGATTTCTCCGGAAGTTAGTTTAACGACTTGGAAATCTTCAACTTTAAACATCTGATTTAACTTTTTAGCTAGATTTAGGGCATGTCCTGGGTTGCTAAAAGCAGTTTTCTTATATTTTGGCCCAGGATAGTTGCTTATTAAACTGCTAGTCTTTAAGTTAAATGGCTTGCTTTGATAGAAGACCGCCCAGATCGCTTCAGCATCGAGTATCTGCTCGACCTTATAACTCTTTTTATTAGCATATTCTAATATAACTGTGGGTTTTGGGCGACTCATAACACTGTATTTATCGTGTTTGATCGAATCCGCCCCCGTCCATAGTTACACTTATAACTTCTGTAGCAGGAGATTTAACTTCCTGCGATCTATCTAAGAGCTTTAATGTTACTAAATTAAGGTTATGTACTAGTGATTCGGCCTCATGTATTGGCATATTAATTACTTTTTGGTTAGATTTAGATGCTAATCTAACCTTTTTAATGAATTCTTCTAGTACACTGACCGCAATCCTATCGGTTGACATTGCTTAATACCTGTCTAAGTTCCATTTCTGTCTTAAATGGGCCTTTATATTCGTATCGTTGAACTGTAATTAACTTTGGACAGAAACTACGCACCCATCCTTTTTCAAACTTGATAGCATAATACCCAGCACAATATACACTCTTGCTAGCATCGCTCTTTGTAAACAATGGCAACTTCTTCTTTAGATCATACATTGGATTATGTGGTTCGCAGTTTGTAGCGAATCCATATATCTCATTCGTAGTCTTAACGTCAACTGGTTTAGCACTTACGAAGAAATTCTTACCAAACTTCTTCTCGATAGACTTAAGATCCTTAAAAGTAGAACGATTGTCCTTAGAAAGCATGACAAACTTGTCTGCTTCGTCCTTTTGTAGGATACCTACCCTATTTCCTTCACCTTCTAGGATCCAGAATTTACCATCAATTACTGGTTTTGCTTTAATGTCCATTTATCTTTACTCCGGATATTTCGCATTTAGTGGTTCAGCGTATGATTGTGCCTGTTCAGACATCTTAACTAGGTCAAAAAGTCCGCAAAACTTCAAGAATCGCATACCAACCTGGTCTACATTCTTAGGTACGCTGTTAGTTTTAATAGTTTCTTTAATGATTTCCTTAACATCATCGGGCTGATTCTTAAGATCAATCAACTGTCGATTACGCTCGTAATCGTTAAGCACACGATGTTCTTCGCCATTATGATCAACCCAACGCTGTAGCATTAGGTTATTCCAAGCAAAGCCCTTGCTTTTACGGTCTTCAAATGCTTCTTGTAGTTTATTTTTACGGATTTTAGGATAAGCACTGAATACATTGTCTGTAGGATCGCCGCGCATACACTTTTCAAACAATAACCACTCAGGATTTACGATTTCCTTGGGTTTATTTGTCTTATTATCAAATACAGGCTTACCTTTATCAGTAAAATAGCCCTCAGTCGTAATAACAGTGTTGCTTACACCGTTATATTGCTTAACATTAGGAGCAATTAACTGTACGAAATCGCTATCTGTAGAGATGATAATATGGCTATCATCTGGATGACTTTCAATCCAACCAGCGATTAGATCGTCTGCTTCTAAGCGTGGATTCTGTAGAACAGTACAGTTAGTCTTTTCAGTGATAAATTCCTTAAATTTATCGAATGTTTCCCAGAATACTTTGTCTTCTTCTGCTTCGCGTTCAGTTAAAGCAGCACGAGCCTCGGCACGATTGCGCTTGTAAGGAGCATAATAGTCCTTACGCCAACTGCGACCTTCTAAGCAGAACACGACATGATTACCATTGAAGTCTTGCCATGCCTTTCTGATAGATGCTAGAGTAATATGGAGTGCCATGCCGATCTTTTCATCAGCATTACCACGGATTACGTGCCTAGCACGGAAGAAAGTGTTAGCAGTGTCAACGATAATATAGTTCATACGATCCTAATCTCTCTGTTGTTATCATCTTCAGCGATGACGTTCTGGCACAATGCCTTGAACCACTTGTCGATGATCTCTTCTTCAGTATTAGCATTATAACCTGATTTTCTTAATTCGTCAATGAAGTAACTATTCCAATCAAGTTCAAAGTATCCGTTCGCTGGATTCTTTGGATCGATCTGTGTATCTAGCACCTTGATATAAGGTTCTTTGTTAGCAGTAGCCAATTCCTTCTCACTTAACTTTGCTTTGCGAGAAATCCTAGCCTTAACCTCTGGTTCTACAACCGGAACTACTTCTTCTGGCTTCTTAAATAAGTTTGTAATCCATTTCATATCATGTCCCCCATGCGTTTTTCCATAATTGTACTTGTAGACGTGGTGTATATCTCCAACCATTCTTCATTGCTAGATCTGCTACCCATTTTTCGTTGGTATCATAAACTTTTGTAGTTCCGCCCGATGGCATTAGATATACAGGAAGTGTAACATTTCCATCTCTGTATGCCGCAATAGCATTAACTACATCTTGATAGTCGTCTTCATTACTAACAACCCATTTAAAATAAGAACGATGATTCTTTATCTTAGTATAATCTTTTACTATTTCGGGTTTAATCGCATCGCTCCAACTCTCACCGCTACTGGGAAGTTTACTACTGATACTAAATGTAGTTTCAAGTGTGCAATTACGTCCGCGAATATCTAGATAATTTAATAATTCGTCTGTTAACTTCTGAGTACCATTAGTTTCAAAGGTTAGGAAATTTAAATCCATTCCTCTATCATTAATCTCTTCGAGTAGATCAATATATGTACGTTGCCAACCTAGCAAAGGTTCTCCACCTGTTAGTATTAGATGGCAGTCGTTTCCAAATACACCATTAGGTAACATCTCCACCATCTTATCAACAATAGAAGTGATAGACATCATTGGGGAAAGGTGCTTGAAACGAACATCCCAACTAGCATAACTATCACAACCAGTGTGTACAAGAGGTAAGTCGTTATAGTTTTTGTAATCTTTTGGATCAATTTCTAGCCTTTCTGTGCTAAGTTCGCCTCGTGGCATGGAGAATCCTTCACATTGGAAGTTACATCCAAACACACGAAGAAACACTGAAGGCGTACCTAGATACTGACCTTCGCCTTGTAGTGTATAAAATAATTCTGCTACCTTAATCTTTGACATATTACCTACCTTATGTTTAATATAACACTTTTCCTAACAAATGTCAAGGCCTAGGTTTATTCCAGTCTTCCCATGGAAACACGATCCAGGAATCTTCTTCTGTCTTGTTAATTTCGATTGAACTATAACTAACTGTTTCTTTGCTGGCGAGATTGTTCACTACAGTAGCAAATCGAACATTCTTACCCCAAACATCATTCCAATGTTCACTATTAGGTAAGCAACTAGCAGGCCAATCTTGCTTAATCCAAGTGATAGTTGAACCACCGTCATTGATATCATCGACGATTAAGATGTTAGCAGGCTTACTTTCTAGATCCATGTCATAACCAAAAGCATCTTCTGCCATCCAACAATTATGATCGCAATCTTCTTCAACGCCATCTCTTAGAGAAACCTTGAGAGTGTACATTGGGATACCTAATAGATGACTAAACAATACTGCTGGAGTCAATCCACCTCTAGATATCCCAACGATATAATCTGGCTTCCACCCATCCTTATATAGTTGGCTAACGATATCGTTAACTGCCTTCTCAATATCGTGCCAAGTGTAGTAGATCTTCTTAATCATTGCTCTTTCTTTCTTTCTAGATATTCATCATGGACTAAATCGTAAATGGTTCTCATGTGATCATAGGCTTTCTTAAAAGCAGGAAACATCTCACGCATTTCATTCATTTTATGGAGCCCGGGCATATGTGTTTCAAATTCTTTATTACGTGATTTTTCAAGATCAAATGTAAAGTTATTTGTTGTCGCCCAGCCTGGTGATGATCCAGTAGTACCTATGCCCATATTATGGATCTGTGTAGCAGTAAGTGGAGCAATAGTTGGTGTTGGAACATAATTATACGTAGATGGATTGATCGTCCAATGTGATGTATCAATAGTATGCGTTGAATCTAGCATAGTATCTTTGTAGTTCATACTATCACCTATATCCCACGTTGTCATGTCAACGGTCTCTATTGGAAATTTAAGTTTTTCTCTAATCTGTTCTAATAATTTTTCTATTTCTTTTGGATCATCGTCAGTCATTTCTTTTCCTCCTGGACCATCGCTTCGATTAGTTTATAATGGTCATATGCTTTCTTGAGAGCAGCGTATTTTTCATGCTTTTCAAAATCCGGAATGATGACGAGGAGACGTTCCTTTAGTATCTTGACGAGATCAGCGACTTCATCTAAATTGATTGAATTCTTATCTGTAGTAATAGTGGGATTATTACCAGTAATCCTGACATTAGCATTCTGCGTAGTAGTAGTCCACATTGGACTAGATCCGGTGCCTGTAGTATAATAACTCCCAGCACCCCCACCTCCTTGTGCTGGGATTGTAATTGTTGATGTATTAGGAGCAGTGGTAGTGTAAACTCCACTACTGCCTCCTCCCCCGCTTCCTATCATAGTAACGAATTGACTGCTCATCAATTACCATTCCTTGATTGAAGTAGGATATTATCAAAGAATTCTTTTTTGGTAGCAGGATCATTAGAAAAAGCACCACGCAATACTGTAGTCTGTGTTAGGCTCGAATGAGCCATTATCCCCCTATTGAGACAACACCCGTGTTGGGCTTCGATATAAACAGCAACATCTCCACTAGCAGTTGCTTTCTGTATCTCACGGGCGATATCATTACACAATTCTTCCTGTAGTGTTCCTCTACGTGCGCACCACTGTGCGATGCGTGTATACTTGCTAAGTCCAATTAGTTTCCTAGCAGCGATGATACCAATATAAGCGACACCAGTAACAGTCTGATGATGATGGCTACACATGCTCTTAAGTTCACTGCGAACTACCAGCATTCCTTCATAACGATCATTACCATCATTAGGAAAAGCAGTAGCATCTGGTGGAGGATTGTATCTCCCACTCATGATCTCATTGACATACATCTTGGCCATGCGTCGACCGGTGCCCCTGCTATTAGGATCATTCTCACGATCAATAACGAGTGAATCAAGCACAGCATCAAAACGAGCATGTAGTTCGTCGATGAGTGGATCATATTCTTCGGGTAGGATGTATTCTGAGATATTATCGCCAGCCCAATAACGACCGCCAGCAGATTGGATGCGATTACGAATAGTTTCTGAAATGCTCAATTTAATTCTCCGAGTTAACGCCGAGGATGGCTAATAATTTATTATATGTTATTTAGGTTGTAGAGTCAAGGATTGTATTATAAAGTTTCTTTCCACTAAAGAACTTATCTGTTGTTCCTATGATTTTATTTTTAACAGTGTTAGAAAGATCTCGATCGTTACTGCCCATGATATTTCGTATCTTGTTAATTAATAATTGCTTATTTTCTTGATAGTTATTCCAATTTTTAGTCCATTCGCTGGGATACTTAAAATTGTCATCCCACATCTCTGTATAGCTGAGGCGATCTGGAACTAATGGAAACGCTCCAAGTAATGCTCCTTCATACATAGAAATCCCAAGTGTTTCTTGTAGATTGGCACTGAACACTATCTTGCTTTCAGCAAGTGCTCTATGATAATCATCTTTAGTGAAGTTGTTTTCCTGTGCCACGATCCATTCATATTCGGGCATAGAAGCAGCAAGATCTTTGAATATATCTAATTGTTTTTCAGGAGCCAGTCTGTGTGGGAATATGATCTTATTTTTCTTTTTAACAGTCTGGTAAGGCTTAACTGTATCATATAGATATTCCATTGGCCAGCCTACGATCTTAACAGTTTCATTTGCTTCCATGAGTTCGTCGGCAGTCCAATCACCAAAACAATTAGCAAACATATCTACATGAGATTTAGTAGCAAAGAAATTATAATCATAACAACTAAACATACTATGTTCAGCACTACGTACCCAAGGCTTATCACCAATTAATCTGCCTAGGAAATCTTGAGGATCATATGATCCAGCATGCCATAAGCCTCCGATCTTAATTGGGATATTCATTAGTTCACTTATATATTTTAATTGTATGACTGTAGGGTTCCATGCATCAGTGTAGAGGAAATAATCACCTGCTTTAATTGCTCCAGATGTAAACAATGCTGTAATCTTAAGTAGCTGTTCACTCTTGTAAGTATTAGTACCAACAAAATTTAAAAATGCTCCTGGAGTAGCGACTTGTGGAACCGTGCTACTAATCACAGTAACATCAAACCCTGCCTTAGTTAATTGATTAGGAAGGAACTTCTGCCACTGCGCAGTGTATCGAGTTTCGACTGCTTCAATGTCTACGAGATAAAGGGTTTTGTCCATTTTTATTATCCTTCGCTAATTGCTCTTTAATATAGTCTTCAAGTATTTTCATAAATTCAGGATTTCGATCTGCTATCTCATCTAGTACAGTATCAAGTTCCTTGAGGCTTCTCTTCCTCAGAAGATCCTGCGGGTTTTTTTTCTGTGAGGAAAACGGATTTGTCATCTCTTACATCCCAAAATATTTCAGTGCCCTCAGACCAGCCCATCTGGCTAAGGAGATCAACCGGAAACGGGAGGATTAACTCCCCCGTCTCTGGATCCTGTTCTAGTGTAACAGACCAATTAGTTACGTTGGCTGGCAAGGAATGCTCTCCTATCTTCCTTCCAGTTATTAGCGATACGCTGGCCCTTGCGGTAGCGTTCAAACTGGCTGAAAGGAGTTAAATACCCTGACTGTGTCTTTGGAACATAAAGATGTGCTTCATTAAACACATATCCAAACTCTACACAGAACGCACGATATACGTCAAGGTCGTCGAAAATCTTATTAATCTCTGGATACCTACTAACCATTACTTTGCCTCCTTAGCATATTTATTGATACAACCATTCTCACCATCTTCACTAACTTCAATCCAAACTTCTCTATCTGGATAGTTAGCGATGATTTCACTATAAAGATCATCTGCGATCATTTCGCAACTCTTATGATCGAGATTGAGTTTTGCGAACATATAAAGGCGCTGTAGCCAACGCTTAAACTGGATAAACTCAACATCGCGATCATCATGGAATACTTCAAGATAAACCTTAAAGTGGAAGATGTGACGATGCTCA